GTTCTGCTTGTTGCATTGCGATTTTAGCAGCAGTTGATTTTGCCACCTCTTCCGCGAATGCTTTTAAGTCTAACTCAGCATCTGGAGTAGTTTTTTCTGTAGACATATGTCTCTCCTGTTGAGTGGTATTACCCACGGCTTGTGGCGCATCAACTTCTGCAACCTTCGCTGCGTCCGTTACATGAGCCTGTTTTACGTCATTAGTAAATTCAGCTTTCCATTCATCATATTCTGATTGAGAATCGAATGATTTCGCAATCGAAAACATTGCGGTCTGGTTGCAAGGTACACTCACAACAGACACTTCGAATAGTTCAGCATCCTTTATTTTATACCCGTCGGTTTCCTTTAGATAATCAGCGTCCTTGACTCGGAAACCCACGGAAAATGCTCCAAGTACGCCATCTTTAATAAGATCTTTTACTTCACCTGCGGACTTAGAAATTCTAGCTCCAAGTTCGAGGCCTTTGTCGTTTACTTCTAATGAAGTAGCACGACCTATTGGTCTGTTATAGTCATGGTTAAATAGAATGATTGGATTACCCTTAAAGTTTTCTAATCCTCCATTTTTTGTCCATGCTTCATGGTCAATACTATCACCAGCTCTGTCTGATGCGTTCGTGCTAGCATATCCTTTGATATTTACACTTCCGTCATCATCTTCACCAAGTGTTTTGAAAGTAGATGACCAATGAAAAATTTTATCTGACATATTACTTCCCTTTTTCAGCTGGTTTAGCAGCTGGCTTTGCCTTTGCTTTTGGGGCAGGCTCAACTTTAGGAGCTTCCATAACAGTATTATCTACTCTCATTTTTGCTTCTACCATTTGAGTCATTCTAGCCCAAGAGCCAAACGCTCTTTTTGCAGCCATAAAACGCATTGGAACGTCTTTTGCTGCTTTATACTCATCAATAGTAAGGATTTTACCTTTCTTTTGAAAGTATTCCATAAGTTGTTTAAGTACTTGTGGTCTATTCATTATTTTCTTCCTCTGTTTCTTCAGGCGGTCTTCCACCTTCCTGGGGGTTAGCTGCGCTACCCGCTATATTTGCAGGGACTCTAAGGTCGTCATGTCCGTCTAGTGCGTCCATGTTCATAGCTTCCCTTACTTCGTTAGGTGTCATAATACCTGTATTAACTAGTGTTGAGTAATATGCCGCCTGGTCTCTTAGCTCTGGTTGTAGAGCTGGAACTCCATGCACATCTTCGGTAATTTTAAATCCAAAGTATCTTTCTAAAGCATAGTTCATTTTTCTAACTATAGGTAGTATAGTTTCTAAATAATACAATCTATGATTAGGTCTTATATTTGCATTGTTACCACCATCCATAAGAATTGGTGGTACACCCATAGCTTCTAATATTACTTTCTCGTTAGCCGCTATTGACGGTTGGAAGTCTAGTTCTTTAAAGTTTACTTTAGTTAAACTATCTACTTCTAGTCCGCCATCTAATATTAATGGTCTCTTTCCTCCATTTTTTGGATTATATCTAGTAGACCATGCTTGTAACATTCTTTCTTTAATCCTATCAGAAAGAGTATTAGGGCTCTTTAGTACTAACCCTGGAACTGCTCCGTTTAAGAAAAAGTTATCTTGAAACTTTCTCATATTGTCTAACAGGTACATAGTTCTGTAAGCTGCTTTTAGTCTAGGTACACCCCTATAGATTGAATGAAATGAGTTTTCTTTAATATGTATAATTTCTTTCGGGGTGTAGTCTATATGACCATCATATACATACTTGTTAACATAGGTCTGAGTATCAGATTCTATAGTAACATTTTGCGCAGGTAGATGATATAAATGGGCACCATCAAAATAAATAAAGATGTTCCCATCAATCAGTAAATCAATAATTAAATTCCTTTTAAAACTATTGATATCCTGAAAGGGGTTTGGCTCTTTGTTCAAGAGCAAATCTACTTTAGTTCTACGAATATTTTGAACTATTGGAGTAATACCCTGTATTTTTTCTCCAACATCAAAAGGTATATCAGAACTATCGTCAACAATCATGTTGACGGCTCTATTAACTACTTCTAGTTCTTCGTAAGCAGAGCGATAATTATCTTTCTTTTCACGAGTATCTATTGATATCCCTTCTTCTAGGCCAATAAAGGTCTGAGCAGGATTTAACTTCTCATCTCTATCTATACCTAAAAATCTATCATACCATGCCATATTTGTCTCTCTGTATCTCCACCCATCTTTTCTGTTTTAGTGCTGTTGATAATTTTGGTCTCTTTCCATATATGCTGTGCAATCTCATGTGATGGGTTTTACATAATGTTGCTGCTTCGTCATATACTTCAGTAAGATGTTCCTCTATAAACTGTTCTCGAAGATTCATAATTTCATCGGCTGAGGTAATCGTAATTTTGTTATCCTTCATCCAAGTGTGTAATAACTCAGTCATTCCGTAGAAGTGGTGAAACTCCAGGTTTTCTGTGTCTCCACAGATAAAGCACTGGGTGTCTTTTTTATAGCCTGATTTGGCTTTGTCCCGTACGTACTTGACTAAATCTCTTTTTAAATCCATAAATTCCTATTACTGAAAATTATACCAAAATTTCACCTTTTTGTCAACATTTATTTTTTGGTAGGTTGTTAAATTAAAACGTATTGGCAGATGTCTCAAAAGTATACAGCGCATATCTAAGCGCATCAGCCATGTGACTTGCCATATTATGTTTTGGCTTTTCCTTCATTAAGTTCGGGTTAGGGTCCCATTGATATTGGTCCACGCATGAGAGTGCTTCAGAACATCTTTGGTCAATATGCAATAAATCATTATCAATTATACCTGCTACTTGACCTATACCATCTAGTACAGATTTCTTTGCGTTTATAGTACTAATATCATAATTTTGTGCAAAATCGTACCTAGTTTGCTGAGCTGCTGAGTCTATATAAATGTAATCAATGTTGTACTTTCGTATCATTTTATTAATTTCAGTAGCATGCTGTTCAGTAGTTCTCTCAGCGTCCATATACTCATCTATTAGATAGTATTTTTTAGTGTCCCAATCATATGCTATTACGCATAGAGCTGTAGGGTCTTTGTAACCTACGTCAAGACCTGCAAAAACATCCATATTTCTTGTATCTAATTGTTCAAAGTCTCCTACCTGAGTTTCAAAGTTGAAACTCCATACTTGTCCTTCATAAGTATTAAAATCAGCAAGATATTCCTGTGCAAATTCAGCACTTGACATTGCTTTCTTTGCTTCATTTATATCATTATCGCTAATTCTGGGATTTTCATGGTAGGTGGCTCGGATAGAGGCCCAATCTTTAAATTCGTTACTAAACCCTCTATGATAGAAATCAGCAAACCAGTTATTCCTTCCCCTTGGAGTTGAAATAAAAACTGCTTTGCTGTTTTCTTTATCTAGTGTAGGTCTAAGGGCTACATTAAAAGCATCTCTTCCATCAGCCAGAGCGGCTTCGTCAAAGATTATTAAATCATAAGACCTACCCACCGTAGAGTCTACCTGATTTACTGAACCCATTCTTATAGTAGAACCATTAGACAGTTCTATAACTTTATCTTTAGCATTATCTTTTGTAACTTCCAAATCAAAGTGTTTAATTAAACCTCTTTGTAAGTCAAAAGAAATTTGTGAAAGTGAGTAATTTGGTGACATAATTAATATGTTGGAGCCCGGCACGAGTGACACAAGCTGTCCAATGACATTTGTAATATACGTTTTTCCCTGCCTTCTCGAAAGAGCGGCACACACAAATCTATATTTTGGGTTGTTGACAGCATTGATTAACGCCATCTGTGAAGTATTAGGAGTAATTCCTAATAAGTTCATGTATTCTGTAATGGGTAATTTGATAAACCTTTCAGCTGCATCAAATTTCATAATATCAGTACTAATGATATCTGTTCTACTTATATCTAACATTTAGTGAATCGTCGTATGTTTTTTAATTAAATCTGTAAGCGTCTCTAAGTCGCGTCTTTCTAGTAGCTCGTAAGTATCACATAAGTTTAATAGATACAAGTACCCCATACACAAACTTTGTACTTTTTCATCGGCATAAGTAACTGTACCTCTTTCTTGAGATTTCTTATCTAAATTATCAATAGTTACTGCTGCTGTTTCGGCAACATCTTTTAGCCAACCGTTTATCATTAGCTGTACTTAACTGGTGTGCCTAATACTGTCGCTGCTGCGGCGAATATTTGGTCAGTTGGGTCTTTCATGAGGAATGTTACTTCTCCGTCTGCTAATGTCATTGTACCTAATGTTACATCGGCTGCATTTGCTACAGTTACTAACTGGTTAGCATTACTATTATTAAATAGTCTTACTTCAGTTGAATCTGAAAACGTAGAGGCTGCTCCAACACTAGTACCACAGGCAGTTTCCACTGCGTATAATCTGTAGTTCATTTACTTCTCCTGTTTTTTCTTTGCTTTTTGTTCAGCTGCAATCATAGCATCGTGGATATCGACTTTACCATCTAGGTTTTTATCTTTACCATTAACTATATTCCAAACTTTTAAAGCGGTTTCTTTAATTTTGTTTACCATTTTACTTTATTTGCCCAATATGCTGCTGACATTTTGCCTTTAGCTATATTTTTGGCGTGACGAGCTTTGAATGAAGCTCTACGTTTTCTTTGTGCCGTTGATTTTGGAGATTTTCCTGCTCCCGACACCCCTTGTTGTCCAAACCTTATAGTTTTAACTTTTTTACCTACTTTTGCCACAACTACATGTGACTTTGTGCGGTGATTGGGCGTACGCTTTGGTTTATTATACCCTGATACGCCCACTCTTTTCAATCTTGAGTCTTTCTTTCGTCTGACAGTTCTTTTCTTTCTAACGGCCACGTCTTTTACCTCTTTTTGCAGCAGTTCTAACCATGGTAGGCTTTCCACCAACTCCCTGCTTCTTAGACCTTTTACGACTAACAGCCGATCTGATCTGACTTTTACTCATTCTGGCAGCTTTTGCAGCAGGTACACATTTAGGGTAACCTTTACCCGTTAGCTTAGCTTTAGGTCTTCCACATCTAGGATATCTGCCATTCTTTTTCTTTGCTCCTATGTTTACCCATTTTTGTCCAAACCATTTTTTAAGTCCACTAGCCACGTCTATACCTCCCTCCTGCTTTTTTGTACTCTCGTACTAGATAAGCATTAGCATATGCACTAGGATAAACAGCAAACTTTCTTTTAGTTTTTGCTTTTACCCGTGCATATAGCTTTTTGTTAGTAGGTATATTTCGTTTTTTAGGTTTTGCTGCTTTACGTCTGCGCTTAGCAGGCATGATGCTTCATACCCTTTTTCTTTTTCCCACGTTTTTTCTTTTTTGGTCTTCCAACTCTAGAACCGTAAGTACCTTTACCTTTTGGCATAATTACTCTCCTGCTTTATTTTTTGCCTTGCCTATATTTAGAGCCAATAAATCAATAAACTTATATAGTTTTCCAATCCATACATCATCTTTAGGTGTTGGAGTTGAAGCTGCAACTATACTCGCTACCGTAACAATCATTGTTATATATCCAATTAATTCCATCATGCTATCTCTCCCATAGCTTAAGAGGGCAACTTGCCTTCTTAACTCTTGCTTTTAATGGCATAAAGCATTTACATACTTTACATACCTTTAAGCGTGTGTAGTAGGGACACCTACTGCACATTTCAAGCCTAGTCTTTGCTAGGTTCATCTTTAGGCGGCATAGTAACTTCTCTATAGTATACTACTACGTCCTTAAGTTCTGTTATATATCTTTTTAGTTCTTGCATGTTGTATGCCATGACTTCATAGTCTGGTATAGTCATTGCAAGAAATACTAATTCTCCTTCTTGTTCTTCGATTCTTGCTAACTGGTCTTCCCAGTTATCAGGGTTAACCACAATCCATGTAGGGTCTTTTAAGTCGATTTCTCGCGGCATCACTGGTTGAACGATTGTTCTCTCTAGTGGTTTTGCTACGACTTCTATTTGTTTAGTTGGAATTAGGCTGCAACTGCAAACCATCATCAAGATTATCGACAGTGTCGCTAAGTTTCTCGATTTCTTCCATAATATGTTTTGTTCCATTATTTATTTTCCTTTCCATTTCTACTGGATCTGCTATTATTTTTGCGGATAACTCATAATTTTGTATAAATTGTGTGTACCTATTTAATTCTCTTTGAGCTGCTTGGCTTTTTACAGTCATAATTTGCATTTGTTCTGTTTGTAAAGCGAAGTCATTTTGTAAGGAAGCGATTGCTTCTTTCTGAGTGGCTACTGCACCCTCTAACGCTAAGTTATTGGCTGATAGTGTTTGATTTTCTTGGTATAAGTAGTAACTTCCTAAACCTAGTATTAGTATTATACCTATAAGTAATTGATTCATAGTTCCTGTATCCTATAATTAAGACCTTCTGCGCCTCTTATTTCAACTATTTCCCCCTCTTGGGTTCTAAATTTTATATAGTTGGGTTGTTTTTTGAAAAATTTAGATACAATGAACTCTTGGTCGTCTGAGTCTCCCCATGTTGCATTATAACTTACTTTTAATAAATGGTAAGTTACAAACCAGCCTTTTAGCCAGTACCAAAACTTAATTAGTTTTTCAGGCAAGGTCTTTAATTTGCCGAAAAATTTCTTAAGAGTTTCCACTTACTTTAGCCAACCCTTCTTCTGCTAATTCTTTTGTTGCGTATCCGCACTCTCCACCTTTCCATTTGAAAAAGTACATTCCATCTCTTTCAAATATCTCTCCATCATTACTAGGAGCTTTCATTCCACTGGGCTTTGGTGCTTTCATATCTTTTGTTTTATAACCGTCTATCATTTAGGGCCTCCATTATGTTGCCTTTTTGCTTTCTTTGCTTCCCAATCCACAATAGCTTTTGATATTGCTCCTTCAGCTAGTACTGAACAGTGGAGTTTGATTGGAGGAAGTTCAAGGGCATCTGCAATGTCCTTGTCTTTTATTAATTTTGCTTCTGGTATTGTTTTTCCTTTTAACATTTCTACAAACATTGTAGAAGAAGCGATTGCGGAACCACAACCATAAGTCTTAAACTTAACATCTAGTATTCTATCGTTATCGTCTAGCTTTAGGTCTAGTTTCATTACGTCACCACAGGCAGGTGCTCCCACCATACCTGTAGCAACCATTGGGTCTTTAGGGTCAAACCTACCGACCGAGTGTTTTGCGGGATTATTCAGTACATCTTCAAATCTGTCAACTACTTTCTGAGAGTAAGCCATTAGAAAATGTAATAAACTCCTATATTTGCATTGTCAGTAAACTGACCTTGTCTTGCATCTTCATAGATTTCTGCATTAACATACCACCTGTCTCCAAGCATTTTGCCCATGGTTACTTTCCAAAAGTCACTATCTTCATCGAATCTACCATAAGTTACACCTGCATCTACCCATTTAATAAATGGTAAAGTATAACCTACTTCCATGTAAGTATTGTCTGAGTTGCTTAAGTCCATGTAGTATCCTACAGATAAACCTTTCAAGCCTACTTTTACAAAACCTTCTTCGATATCTTCATATCCGCCTTTGTCCCAGTTATACTGGATTACGCCAACGTCTATAGACCATTTGTCGGATAGCCATAATTCATATCCTCCATAGAAGTCCATTTCATAAGAAGCTTCATCTCCGAAGTCAACTTGTGAAGCCCATACACCACCGTATAGACCATTCTTTTCAAGCATTAAATCTAATTGCATAGCGCCACTTCCTGCACTTTGAGAGACTCCTCTCCATACATAGTCAGTAGTATATCCTACATTTCCACTAAAGTCTGCGAAAGCAGGTAGTGTGCATAAAGATAATGCTAGTGCTAAAATTTTGTTTTTCATATGTCTTATTTCCTTTTTTAACCGTGCATCATTAGGATGCTGATAATAACTCCCATGGCTCCTACGATTATAGTTCCACAAGCACCTATTGCTATGGTTTCTAATCTACCAATATTGTTGTCAATAGAGTCGAGCCTGGAAAAGCAAGTCTTCCAGCGTTCATCACACTGTACTTCGTGTGTTGACATTCTCTTGTCTAGTTCTACAATATCTTCGTGGTCTTTATTAAGAGGCGTATTCATGTAAGGTATCCTGGTTCTTTGAATTAAAAATTCTATAGTGTAAATTATATCAAAATTGAAACTCGATGTCAAGATATATTTTTCACTTGGTGATAGTATATATCTTAACTGGTTCCGATTTTCCTTTGACTGTTACATTATCTAGATAGGTATAGTCAAACCCATCTACTAAGCTGTGTTCCGAAATTATTAAATCTGCATCATAATTTTTACAACTTGATTCTAACCTAGCTGCAAGATTAACAGCATCACCCAGAACGGAGTAGTCAAACCTAGTAGAACTACCAAAGTTTCCAACAACGCAAGGCCCCGTATTGATTCCGGCTCCGGTGTGAATCTGATCCAATCCCTCTTCCTTAAGTTTTTCATTCAATTTTCCTAGTGCTACTCTCATTTCGAGTGCGCATTCTGTGGCTTTTCTTTCTTGTTCCTCTACATCGAGAGGGGCGTTCCAGAAAGCCATAATGCAATCGCCCATATATTTATCTATTGTTCCTTCGTGTTTAAGAATTATCTCAGTCTGATTGTCAAGAAAACGATTTATCAGCGCTGTAAGACCTTGTGGGTCTGATTGGTATTTTTCAGAAATTGGTGTGAATCCTCGAATGTCAGAAAAAAGAAAAGTTAGTCGTTTTGTCTCCCCACCCAATCTCAGTAGTGATGGGTCTTTTTGTAATTTTTTTACCAAGGCAGGGCTTACGTATGTCCCGAATTGTTTTTTAACTTCCATTCTCATGAAATACTGCTGTAAAAAATTCCTGAAAGTTACGATAGAAAAGAAAAGAAATCCGACAACCATAGTGCCAGAAACGTCAAGTAAGTAGGAAGATTGATATGCATACCAGCTACCATACATAAGTCCGCCCATGCTTGTTAAAAATATTGGTGCTGAAAAATAAACATTAGAAGCCGCTATTAGTAGTATAACTATTAATAGCAGTGCGGCCCCTAACTCCGCTGCAGGAGCCCACACAGGTTGAACAGGACTTGTTCCTTGTATTAAGTGATGTAGAACATTTGCTTGTACCTCGTGTGGGTAAATAGCCCCGCCCGCAGTAGGAACAGGATTAACTACTCCTTCTGCTGTAACTCCAAAGATTACAAAAGCGGCGCCTTCCATAGGCTGCTGAATAAATTCAGCTGCAGACTGCCTGTGAAAATTTATGTTAGATGTTATCCAGATTCTAGAATTAGAGTCTGTGTTGATAACTGGATAGTTAGGTATTCTTAGCCATTCAATACCAGTTTCTTTTGTACTAATTTGATAGCTTGGGTCTCCAACTCCTACCCTCAGCATTTCTAGTGCAAAAGAGGGAAATAGTTTACCTCCGCTTCCTACGACTAGCGGCAAACGTCTTACGACGCCGTCTAGCTCCGGACTTGAGTTTATTAGTCCTACGCCTACGGCGGAGTGTTGTTGTCGTAAAATTCCTGGGTATTGATATAGCCATTCTTGGGGGTCACCTCCTAATTGTGCAGTACCTACATGAGGTCCTACTTGCGTTGCTTGGTTAGAAGCAGTATATGCCAAAACAGCAGGATTAGTTAATAAGGCTTCCGCCAATATTGCATCTTCTCCTGCACCTCTCAAATCAGGGTCTGGCATAAGTACTGTGACTCCCGCCGTTCCCTGCGTTCTATTAATTAGTGTTGCGTATAAACTTCTTGGTAGAGGATAACCACCGTAGGCCTCTACTATTTCTTCGTCCAAATCTACAAGTAATATCATATTATCTTGCACAGGCTTTTGCTGGCTCATTAACCAGTCGAAGGTTTTTAGTTCTAGAATTTGTAAGGGTGAAGGATTCCAAGCTAGAATAGCTAGGAGTGCGCCCCCTATGAGTATATTAGTAAAGTGCTTCATTTATACTCCAAAAAGATAATAACATAAATCCAAATACACATATTTGTATTATAGATGCCCAGGCTATTTGTTTCATTGGGTGTACTTCCGTTAATTTTTCTACCCAGCTCTCACTAGGTGATAGATTTACTACTTGTAGTAATTTTTCTTGTTTCATATTAGTATATTAAGTATTGTCCCCTTCTTCGTTAGAGGGAATCCGTATTTTAGATAGAGAAATCTTCTCCTGTTGTTCTTTTTCATGAATATAATCTTTTAAGTCAATTAGGTAAGACTTCAACCTATAATGGAGACCCATATGTAATGCATAATTCTCTTTGTCTTTGACAGCTTGGTCAAGATGAAAGTCACAGGCATGTAAAACCACAGCAATAGAATCCTGGTATGGAGCGCGGGTAAATGTGCTAAATGTTCTTTTAATCTTGGAGTCCATTTTTTCATAATTATTGTTGGGTAATAGTAATCGTTTTGTTGCAACTAGCACTACAATTAAATGTAGCTGTATAGCTTTGATTACTTGACCCAAGTTGGTCTACATCTACATTATAGTTATCTGTAGTGAATACCATGTTGGCTGTGTGAGCTCCCGCTCCGCTTTGTGTTAAATTAACGTTTGTATTATCCGCATCCGCATTTAAAAGGATGTCGGCGTCTTTGTTTCCCGTCCCGCTCTGCGTGACCACCACTGTGTTATTATCCGCATAGTTATTGTTCCAGATATAAGTATTGTGTAGCCCAGAACCAGACTGATGAATAGTAAAATCAGAATTGTCGCCGAAAGCCATAATTTTAGCGTATTTACTATTCCCAATTTGAGTGATGCTGTATTCATTATCATCTCCTGTTCCTAACTGTTCAGCATGATTGCTGTTTCCTGTTTGCGTGATAGAAGAAGTATTGTCGTCCTCATCTTGGTCAATGTATGCAAAATTATCATTTCCACTAATAGTAATAGTATTAGTACTACCTACATTATTTGACCATACAGTATACATTCTAGTAGTATTACTATTACCGTCAATTGTTGTATTCCAGTTTGCACCGCTACAGGTATGAGCAACATAGTTGCTGCCCGGTACAGAGCCATTTGAACCCGCACCACAGAGAATAGTAGTATCATTACTATTTCCGATTTGTTTCGTAGTTATAGAGTTATTACTACCTTTAGTAAGAATAGTAATAGTATTATCCCCAGCAAAGCTAGGGAGACTGATTAATGATAATAACATTATCGCCCGCACCATTGATACTTACCTCCATAATCACTCCCGCATTGTTAATGTATAAATAGGTACCTGCGTTGATATCAATACCTATATCATAATTATTCACTCCTTCGTGAACAAAATAAATTAATCCTTCTTCTACGAAGGTGTATGTTTGGTATACAGGGTCAAAGCCTGCTATTATACCTTCAAGTTCTACTCCGTTTAATTGTGTAGTTTGACTATTTCTTTTGCTTGAAGTTTCCATCAAAGCTAGTAAGTCAACTAGGAATTCAATTCCGAGTAGATCGATGTCTAGTCTTGTAACTTCTTTATCTTCTTCGTCACATTCCTCTACTAAAGCATCGCAATCTAAATCTGGGGCATCTTCAAAGAAGTCTTTATCTAGTTCTGCAGTCGGTGAGACTCCAGTTTCTTGTTCTTCTATTGCCTGTTGTACTTCTTTAGGTTTTTGTATAATTAACATGTTGTCAATTAGTCCTAAAGTCATGTTGGAAAGAGTTACCGCTTTGGTAGGCTCTTGTTCCCATGTTGATACCATAGTTGCCTGGAAAGGCTCATTTAGTATCTCTATGCCCATGGAGGTTGTTACTGTAATCTCTCCCGAAGAGGTTCCATCGGCATTTGGAAGTAGTATTATTAAACTTCTTCCTAACTCATCTACAGTAGTCGTGAAGTCTGTTCCACGAATACCGATAGTAGCACTTGGTGTTTTAATAGAGATATTCTCTTTATTAATCAATCCAAGTCCGCCCGAAATAAATCGAGCTGTTCCAGATGCCATGTTTAAAGCTAACTTGCTTTTACTTGGGTCTGGGTCATAAATAAATTCATCAATTACTAGTTTAGAGTGTTCTGTAAGTTTAACTACTGAATCATCTAAAAATTCTATTGCTAGTCTTCCGTTTCCTGTTCTTACGTCATCGAACGAGAAAATATCTGAACTCCTTTCAGCAGGTATGAATTCGTCAGAGTTTAGTCTACTGATTTCTCCCTTACCTTGTAGCTCAGATATCTCCCCAATTTCTGATGCTTCAACTGTTATGCTAAAAAGTATTAACAGCCAGAAGCGCATTGGTCAACGTCAATCGTTCCACTTGAAGTGGTTGATATTAAGTTTACAACGTTTGTACTTGTAGTATCGACTTGGTCAATAGTTACGGTATTTGAACTTCCTGTTAGTGTAGCTGTTATTTGGTGGTCTGCTTTTCCGGTCTGAAGAGTAGTAATATCATTACTATTTCCACTTATAGTCCAGTTGTTAATACAACCTACAACTTCACAAGTACCAGTAAAATCATTAGAAGTACCAGTGATTGTAAAATCTTGGTTACCTCCAGTAGCTGTTGCTGCTGCACCCTGAGTCCAAACAAAAACGTTACTATCGCCTATTGTTGTATAATCAAAATCTGAGTTAGCTGCATCACCTGTGCCGCCTACTGTAAAAGTTCCTGTATTGCTATCACCTGTAACACTCCAGTCCCAACTGGAAGAGTTACCTTGTAGTATAGAAGCTAGAAAAGAGTTTGAATCTCCAATCTGGTCTATGTCTACTGTCATAGAAGTACCTGACAAAGTTGCTCTTGAACTAGATGTACCAACTGTGTTAGTAGCACCTATTTGATCAATAGTCAAAGTAAGTCCTGTACCTGTCTGTGTGATATAAATATCGTTATTACCTGCAAACGCTGAAAAGCTTAGACATATCGCGAATAGTCCTAGTATCTTTTTCATTATTTATCCTCTAATGTCTGGGTAATTAAAATCCCAGACTTTCTTTTCGAGACCTTGAACAACTAAACCGTATACAGCCGCTTCAATAGCAGCTCTTGTGGCGTGTCCAACAGCTTCGTTTTCTGTATAACCACTTTCCATTTCGACGAGTTCTGTTCCCATTTCTATAAATTTAAAAACATCGCCTCCACCTCCAGTAGATAATACAGTTTTTGTAGCCGTAACATTTAAGAGTACTTCGCCAGTTTGCACTAACACAGCTCTAAGGACAACGGTTACTTTGTCCTCGCGGTATTGGTTCTTAAATCCTATTCCTAGGTATCGTGCTCCGTTCCCGCCTGTTCTTAAGTTCGTATCGTATGAGACAACTCCACCTTCTAGTATCATTCCTGCATATAGCATAGGTTTGAGAGGTGTTTTTCCATTACCATCTTTTGTGTACGTTTCATACGTATTTTTTACAAGTTGTCTTTCTTTTGTAAGATGGTCAAGCCCCGTTCTTTCTACAACTACAAACCAGTTTCCCCTACCAGCATCTCTCAATGCTTCGATAAGTATGTGTTGTGGGCCTTGTGTTACTGCAGTACTAAAGCTCGCGATATTGTCGCCACCTTTTCTTTGTCCCGTGAGGTCGGGAAAGGCGTAGACTGCTACTACAGTTTTTTGGTTTGGGTAGGGTAAGTTTAAAAGTTGATTTGAAGAGGTTCTCTCTACTACAGGACCTTGTACGCACTTAAGTCCTTTTAGGCAGTCATTATGGTCTTGAGGCATGCCCAAAGATGCGCACCCCTGTAAGAAAAGCATTATGATTACTATATATTTAGCCACAGTCTGTCCAACAGCCTCCGAAGCTTCCTACTGGTATAGTAATAACAGTTGATGAAATTAATACTCCATCAAACCATTCTTCTACTGTTAGTGTAATAGTAGTACCATCATTAACCCATAGCAGTCTATTTCCTTCAAGCCAGATTTCTCCGCTTACAGGATTTTCTGCAGTTCCAGGGTTGTTATAATCAAAAAGGGATTCTGATATATCTTTTGCGAGTGTAGAGTATATTCTTGACTCTAGGTTTCTGAGGAATTTTGCGAGAGTTGTATTTTCTGCTTCTCTCTGAGCTTCTTCTAATGCGTCTTGAGCTTTCTGTGCAAGGGCATCTTTACGTGTTCTTTCTTGTTCATCAATAGTTAAATAGTGTGCGGATTGATTAATCCCACTAAAACTAGGTGAGCCGAATTTATGTACTAGTTCAGTTGCATTTGCTGTCGTCACCAGTAACATCATTGGAATTAATATTCTCATTCTTTTTCTCATTCTCTTGCATAGCAAGAGCCGTGTTTACTTTCTCTTGTAAACGAATTAAATCTTGGTCGAGCATTCTCATTTGGTCTATTAACCTTATTATAGTTGTTCTCATTTCCGCAATAGCGGGGTTTATTTTTGTTAAAATTGTTTGGTATACAAAGTATATAAAATACCCCATACCTACAGCCATGACTACGGGGAATCCGAAGTCTTGTATTAAAGCTGTTACATCCATTAGTCTTTAAATTTAGAGTCTATCCAACACTTTCCATAGTACAATACACCAATCCAAATAGTAAACATTATACCATCTAAATAAGTTAAATTATCCCATGCACTTACTACGTCCATTAATCTCTCCTTGCATCTATTGTGCCATCTTCTACGAAGTTTTCTGCTCTTGCGAGTCTTTGTAAATCTG